CCGGACTCATCAAGGAGATGAGACGGAAACCGAAGAAGAGGAAGTGAGCAAGGGTTCCGGCCAGACCTAGGGGCCGGAACCCCATATCTCCGATTATGCCATGGGACATCATGAGAACGGAATCGATAGTCAGCGCGGTGTTCGCGCTCGGAACCGCCGCCAGCGCATGGTTCGGCTGGCCGTTCGCGCTCACCGCCGGATGTGCCATCGTCAGCGCCGTCTTCGCGCTCATCGCCGGAAGGAAGGACTGACATGGCCGTCGAATACCTGAGCGTCACCGACGTGGCCAAGCGCCTCGGCATCAGCACCGCCGCCGTCAGCGCCTACAAGCTCCCCCAACCGGACGCCCTAATAGGCCGCACGCGCGGCTGGCTGCCAGAGACCATCGACCAATGGAACGCGCAACGCCCCGGACGCGGCGTCGGCGGAGGCAGGCCACGCAAACACAAGACCGAATAAACACGAAAACGCCCCTCCCCCAGCATCAGCTGAGAGAGGGGCGATGTTGCATGTGGGCGCAAAATATTCCAACAGGAATCATTTATGCGAGGTTTTCGATGATCCGCTTCTCGGAATCGCTGAGCGGCCATACCGTCACATCTTCTGCGGCCTTCAGTTCTGCGGCCTTCAGTTCTGCGGCCTTCAGTTCTGCGGCCTTCAGTTCTGCGGCCTTAGCTTCGCTCAGGAGATAGCCGCCGCCGTAGATGGCCTTCTTCACGGCCTTCTGCGAGTCGAGAGCCCTCGTGAACGCAACGTCTGAAGCCTTGACGCAGAACTCGACCTGCCTGCCGATCTTCCCGAGCCTGCTCACGGTAAGCAGTTCACGCGGATACGCGTATTTCGGCGGATGCCTGCGCTGCTCTTTCCTGACGCGCTTCACGGTCTCGTCTATCGCGTTGGCCAGATCCGGCGCGGTGCGGATCAGGTCATCACCGAAACTCGTCACGAACGACGTGTTGACCTGCGCGCCGTTCGCGTATTCGATGGTCGAATCCGTGACGATCATGTGCGCCCCATTACGCGACGTGCTGGAGAAGATCGTGAGATACGGCGCGAACAGGAAGAACGGAATTTGCTCCGTCCGATAGAACGTGCAGATCTTCGACAGGATGCTGAACGGCGGATTATCCACAACCACCGCACCGCCCGAATAGTCGAACCGCTCGTAGTCGCCGCCCGGATAGAACGGGCGCACCACCTTGCTGGGGTCGATGTCATACTCACGGCATGCCCAGTCCTTTATGGTCTCATACACTGCGGGGGGGGGTGTAGCAGTCATCCGTGGTCTTCTTCGGCTTGAATTTCTCCACGAACGCGCCGTAATCGTCAATCGTCTGCTGTCTGATGCCCATTTTGAAAGTCCTAAAAATAAAGCCCCTCCTCCAAAATGGAGAAGGGGCAGATTTAAAAACAGGGTGCAAGAATTTCCACAAGCGCCACTGTTCGTTAAATTTTTCCACGCGAGTTTGATTTTCGAGCGCGAGTTTGAGTTTCACGCCAGAAAATTAATTGCGGCGGAGTGGATTGTATGCGACGCCGAGTCCGGCGGAGATGAAGCCGGCCACGGTGCTGATGTATCCGCCGATCGCGGCGTCACCGAAGGTCATGAAGCCAAGACCCACGCACGATGCGATCAGGCCGAGCACGTACACGACGGTACGCACCTGCTTAGAAAAGACCGGAGTGTACGCGTCCGGCTGCTGATTGTCCTGACCGTCCTCGCGTTCGTTGGTCAGATTATTGACAGTGGTCTCCAAAGTGGACGGTGCTGCATGCTGAGCCATCTGTCCTCCTCCTTAGAATCGTCCCTGGTTGAGCGCCGACTGCAAGGCGCGTGCGGTCGCGGGGCCGAAGCTCGCGTCCTGAGCCAAACCGTAATGCGCTTGGATGGCGCGAATGGTGGCCGGACCAAGCAGACCATCAGTGCCACAGCCCAAGCGACGCTGCACGGCACGGATCAGATCACTGCCGCCAGACCCGTAGCGCACCACCGAGCTGTCGATGGCTGGGCGAGCATAGGTGCGCCCGTCGGGCACCTGCTGGCCTGAAATGATGCCGTCCACGCTGGTGCCCATGACCTGCTGCCAACGGCGTACCGTGGCCGGACCAACATTGCCGTCCACTGCGATGGCACCGGAATTGGCGGCTGGAGCGGAAGACTGGGCGCCCTGGCATCGCAGATAGCAATCCCACGGATAGTTGTAGTATGCGCGGATGTTGGTTTCGCGGCCAGTCTGATCGCCCGCCCTGCCGTAGGCTGTGCCACGCTCGGAGATGGACGCCTGCGCGAGCTTGCCGCCGCCAAGGTAGACGGCCACGTGGTGCACGTCGTTAAGCAGGATGTCGCCCGGCTGCGGATTGCCGTTGGCGGGGAGTCGCTTCCAACCGCGCTTGGTCAGCTCACCGGAGAGGTTGCCGGTGTAGGTGGCGCTGCCGGTGTCGAAGCCTGCCTCGCGCAGGCAGTGGATCACCAGGCTGGAGCAGTCGCAATTACCCGCCGAAGCGTTGAAATTCCAACGGTCGGACTGGCTGTAGCCGAGATTGGCGACGGCGCACCAGTAGCGCATACGATTGATAAGAGTGCTTACGCTTGCCATGTCAGTCCTCCAATCCCTCTACTGCCTTGGCCGCGTCCTCCTCGGACACGACCGGGATGTCAGTGGGCGGCAGACTGT